GATGGAATCTGACCTTCCCGATTGCGATCGGCGATGAATGTCTGGTGATCTTCGCAGATATGGCCTTTGACATGTGGTGGCAGAATGGCGGTGTCCAGAAACAGCCAGACGGTGCGCTCTATCGGCATGACATTGGCGATGGGGTTGCGATCTTCGGCCTGCGTTCAAATCCTCGCGCGCTTCAGAATTATTCGACTACGAGTATGCAGATCTGCTCCGATGACGGTACGGTGGTCATCGACATGGCAGAGGCAGGAATCACCATGAGGGCACCGGGCGGTGCTTCGCTCGGGATAACAGCCGAGGGAGTAGCAACCATCGCGGCAGCCGGCGGCGGTTCTATTGAACTTTCTCCCGGCGGCAATCTTGCAATAGTGGCCCCGACAAGCGCAACTCTAAACGGAGAACCCTTAGCGGGCGGCGGATCTCCCGGCCCCCCAGGGCCAACAGGGCCAACAGGGCCAACAGGGCCAACAGGGCCAACAGGGCCAACAGGGCCAACAGGAGCCACGGGCGCGGCGGGTACCAATGGGACGAATGGAGCCACGGGAGCCACGGGAGCCACGGGGCCGGCCGGCCCTAGCTTTGCTGTAGGATCTCAAACCCTCATTGCTCCGAATGGCGGTAGTTCTTATGTAATCGGAAATTCTTCCCCCTTCGCGCCGGCAAATCCCGCCGATTCCTTTTATTTCGTAAACGGGATTAAAAGAATTTACGGAGTCTATTATTCGATCAGTGGATCGACTTTGAGCTACGAAGTTGGCATAACTCCGCCGCAATCTGGAGATACCCATGAAATTTACGCGAGTTAGTTTGTTATTCTTTTTAGCTGTTCCTTTGGTTGCCCAAAGTGTCAATCCGGCAACCGATATTCGATGGCCGAGTTGTGGGACAGGAACGGTCTATTCCCCTTCAACTAACACTTGCGTCAGTACGATTCCAAGCGGCATGATTGCCTTCATTGCTTCGGGATCTTGCCCGTCAGGATGGTCAGAAAATGACGCGCTTACAGGATACAATCCGCTCATAACCTCAACCGCAAATGCAGACGTAGGGGGCTACGGGGCATCCACTCTTAGCGCTGCGGCTCAGAGCTTCGCGGGCGCGAGCGATAGCGTGAGCTTCGGAATTATTAGCTTCGCGGGCGCGAGCGATAGCGTGAGCTTCGGAAGTATTACTTTTACCGGCTCATTAGATACCACCAGTGCAACAAGCGGAGGAACCCCGGCGGGAACCGTAGCAGCTCCTACTTTTACCGGCTCATTAGATACCACCAGTGCAACAAGCGGAGGAACCCCGGCGGGAACTAACGGAGCGACGGCAACCACGGGTAATTGCGCGGCCACGAACATTGCGGCCGGGACCGGATCAACCAATGCCTGTAAAGCCACGGCTCCCAATATTACGGTTCCCGCCGAAGCCTTCACGGGCTCCGCGCTCGCAACTCATACCCATACGGTGACACCCACGGGTACCAATTCGGCTCCCGCCTTCACGGGCTCCGCGCTCGCAACTCATACCCATACGGTGACACCCACGGGTACGGTGAGCATTGGTACGTCCACAGTGACTCCCACGGGGACGGTGAGCATAGGCACATCCACGGTGACTCCCACGGGGACGAATTCCCCCTCCGTTGTCTCAGGGGTTCCGGCATTTTATAAACTTATCGCTTGCCAAAAGGATTAAGGGTAAACTGGTTACTGTATGAGTACCGCTCCGATGTTCAATACGCTCGCGTTAGATCAAACGGCTTGGGATCTCATCATGGATTCAAGCCGTAACATCGCTATGGTTTCCCCTCCCTATGCCTTGGCTCAGGATATGGCGAGCGCAGTAAAGTTGTTTCTCGCTGAGCTTTGGTACGATACTACGCGCGGCATTCCTTATTGGACGAAAATTCTCGGCAAGCTTCCCCCAACCGCTTTGGTTATTCAATACATCGTTCAAGCCGCGCTCACCGTCTCGGGAGTGGTCTCGGCGCAATGCGTAATCAACTCTTTCAACGCTAGAACGATAACCGGGCAAATTATCTTCGTGGATGAATCGGGAAAATCAACCACTGTTCAATTTTCGGGTCCAGATCCTCCAACCGACAGTATCAGCACTATTTTGGAGGCTGAATGAGCACTGCACCAATCATTCTCGTTCAGCAGAATTCGCAGCCGAAATTAGGCGATGCGTGCGAATTCTCCATGCAATCTTCGTACCTCTTCGCAGCGAGCGTTGTACGCAGAAAGAGGGTCATTGAATCGCCCACTCCATTGAAGACGACCATGAAGTGTTATTTTTGCAATCCAAGCGCGATCTCGATTGTGCCAGAAAACTCCTTTATACCCGCTTTTATTGTTCGAATGAATGCGTCGATTGCAGTTCTGTTGCGCATGATCCGCGAATCGAAGATTGCAACGTCGATTATCCAACGTGGCTTCTACTTTTCTGTGATCCGGAGTTTCACCCTCTTTCCCTTCGCCAAGAATAAATCGATGCATAGAGACGGCTTGATAAGGAAGTTTACGGCCTGTGGTCCACGCATAAAAAGCACGAGAGCTCTTGTCCCATCTAGCATGCCAATTGAAGATTCCAACGCGCTCTGCATCGTTGGTATCGATGAGGGCATAAAGTCCATGAGTCAAAGGTACATAAGCGATCGATGGACCAATGGGAATCACTACAGGTCGAATCTTGCGATGGTAAATTCCAGCAGGCATATCTTTATAGTATCGGAAAGGTGGGCATGATGGCAACTCCTACAATTATGGTGCAACAGAACAGCCAACCCACAAATGATCCTATCGAAGGCGAAAATGGCCCAGTTTTCTTGACAGACTTGGATGCTGTTGCTCAGATAATTTATACTACATTAAGATTATTGCTTTCAGAATGGTGGGAGAATCTAGTCATTGGATTTCCTCTCTTCCAGTCGCTCATTGGCTCCTCGGGTGCGCCTGCAAATCAGGCCGGTGTCATGCTCATCATTCAGCAGACAATTCTCGGCTGTCCCTATGTGACCAAAATTCTCAATTTTAACTTTTCTCTCAATACGGCAACGATGGCGTCAACCTTCACGGCGACTGTTCAAACGAGCTTTGGTAATCTTGTCGTAACGAACGCTCCAGGATCGAGCGCCCAGGTGACGCCATAATGCCCGTACCTGCCTATATCGCGCCTTTCATCTCCCCAACAGCGGGCCTCGTCATTCCTTCCTATCAGTCGATCATCAATAGCCTCATCTCCGGATATCAGGCCATTTATCCACAAGTTGTTTATTTGGGAACAGATACGGCCAAATACCAGGAAATCTCCATCTTCGCCCTGAAATGCTATGACTCGAATCTCGCTTCACAGTTGGCCTATAACGCCCGGTCTCCATCAACTGCAATTGGGGCCGATCTTGACAGCATCGTGAAGATGAACGGCATTGCGCGGTTGCCGGCCTCGTATTCCACAGCGCCATTGACTGTGACCGGAGCTGGCGGAACGGTCATCAATCTCGGCCAAGTGACCGATACTCAGGGATACGTCTGGGCGCTTCCTATCAGCGTAACTATTCCGAGCGGTGGAAGCGTCACGGTGGGCATTACCTGCCAAACAGCCGGCCCAATACAGGCAAGCGCAGGAGCGATCAACACGATCTCAGGAGGCGCCACGGCTGGATGGACAGGTGCCACAAATCCGTCTCCGGCGCTTCCGGGCTTGCCCACTGAGAGCGATTCCGAGCTCAGGGCTCGTCAAGCGCTTTCTGTGGCCTCCCCAGCCCTTACACGCCTTGCTTCGACCATCGCAGCCATTGCAGCCGTCCCTGGCGTCACGCGGTACGCTACAGGCACGCCGACACCCGATTCCGGTCCCGGAAGCTCCATTGAGAATCCAACTGGATCTATCGACTTCTGGGGCAATCCCCCACACTCGATTTCAATGGTTGTAGAAGGCGGCTCAAATCTGGCAGTCGCAACGGCAATCTACCAGAAGCGCGGTCTCGGAGTTTACACGAATCCCGATTCAACCGCGGGCTCAACCAGCGTTCCCGTGACTGATCCCAATACCGGAACCATTACTACCATCGGATTCCAGCGCCCGACATACGCGCCAATCTACGCGACGATAGTCATTCATGGACTGGCTGGATACACGAGCGCTGTCTTGACGGCAGTACAGGCTGCAATTGTGCTGTATCTCAATAGCCTTCAAATCGGAGAAACAGTAACTTATTCTTCGTTCTATTCCGTCGCTCAATCGGTGATGCCTTCGCTTGTGACGCCGCAGTTTTCGATCACATCCCTGCATACCGGACTTTCAGCATCGCCCTCGGGAACAACGGACATTACGCTCGACTACTATCAGGTCGCGCAGGGGATTTCAGCCAACATCATTGTGAGTCAAATATGAAGACGATATGGTCCTCTGGCATTTGCCGAGTTTCTTCTTTCTCTTGCCTTTTTATTCCGGGCAAGACGAAGAGTCATATCGTTCATAATTTTATTTGCCAGTTTCTTAGCCGACTCGCTTCGACACGTCACGCAGCCCCGTATTCCTTTATAGATATAGGTGTTCTTTTCATCAAAGGAATGACCACGAAGACAATGAGTTTTCTGATGATTCTTTGCCGTCAAACCAATGCCGCGAAGAACGTTTTCTTTGCGGGTTACAACTTCAAGATGAAGTGGATTTACGCATCCTCGTCTTCTACAAAGATGATCGATAGTCAATCCCTCACCTATTGGTCCACTGAAAATTTCGTAAGAAAATCTATGCGATTGAACGAGTTTATAGCAAGAGAAAAGGCCATATCCCTTGACGTTTTTACATCCCTTCCAATCCCAACATGGAGTTCCATTCCAAAGCGGGCCGTTCTTGTCAACTTTGGCAAGGAATTTTTCTATCACACTAGAATTGACTGCGGGGATAGTCTCCTGCTTAGACAGGTTCATGGGAAAGCCGCTCCAACGGCTGACCAACTATCCCCATTATACAGCGAGGGAATGTAGATGCCACTTTATAACCAAAGCGGATACGGATCGGGACGATATGGGATTGCCGACAATGGCCCCATTTATATTCTTCCGATCTCGTACTATCTTGGCCTTCTTACTTCGGAGTACCGCCTTGCGTCCAATCTCAATGCGTGGCTTCAGGACTTGCTTTCTCCGCTCAACGACACAACAAATATGCTGGCCGGCATGACAGGGGCATTCGATCTCGATGAGGCTTCGGGCGTCCAGCTTGATGTGGCCGGTCAGATTGCGGGGATAAGTAAGACAGTTGGGTTTCAACCATCCGACAGCGTGAGTCCGATTCTCGATGATGCCACTTATCGCCTGCTCATCAAAGCGACGATCGCCGCAAATCAATGGGACGGCACCGAAGAATCTCTTTATCCGATCTGGGCGCAGTTGTTTCCCGGCGGATCGATCATCATCACGGACAATCAGAACATGTCATGTACGATCGTCCTATCAGGCAGCTTTACGTCGATCATTCAGGATTTGATTGTCAATGGCTATATTGTGCCGAGGCCTGAAGGCGTCGAGTATGAGTATGTGTTTGGCGATTTCCCGATCTTCGGAACGGACGAATCGAACAGTTTCATTGCGGGCGTAGACTTGGGACATCTGGCATAGGAGCATCATGGCGACAACAAATTTCTTAGTTTTCAATCCGGGCGCGGTCAATCAGGAAACTGATGCCGAATACGCAGCCGATTCGCAACGCTCTGGCGGCTATGGAGTTGACAATATCGTTCCTTCTGCACTTCTGAATAAGGCCACTTATCAGCCCACAACATTCTGTGCTGCGTTCGGTCAGATGATGGCCGCAAAGGGATATTCGACGAGCGATGCGGATGTCGCAGTCCTGGCCGCAGTGCTCGCAAATATCATCACCGAAGCTGATCTGCTCTCAAATCTCATTTCGGTTGCTTATTCTCCTACTCCAGCATTCAATGCCGCCGCTGCCAACGGCTTCCAGATGACGCTCACCGGCAACGTCACATCTTCAACCATCTCTGGAGTTGTGGCCGGCCAGGTAGTCGGATTCTTCTTTATTCAGGATGCGACGGGCGGAAGGACTGTGGCTTGGCCATCTTCATTTGTCGGCGCTGTGCAACCCGATCCGACGCCGAATGCCGTAAGCCTGATTCTTTTCAAAGCAGATCTGAGCGCGAATTTGCATGCCTCCGGACCTCCATTCAGCAACAATGGTCTATTCGCCACAAATGGACTTGTATGTCCTACACGCACAAGTGGTGACAATACGACCAATGCCGCTACTACTGCTTTTGTTCAAAGCGCTATTGCATCAGGATTCACATCGGGATCGAATGCGAATGG